GTATCCAATCGCTTGACGACGTGATCCTTGGCCTCATGCGTGGTCACTTCACGGTGTTCCAAGCACCCGAGGGTATCGGTAAGACCGAGTTCATGCGCTATCTGGAATACTCCCTGCTGACCCAGAACGACGACATCAAGATCGCTATCTGCCACATGGAAGAGGTAAAGAAGCGCAGCCTCTTGGGTCTGGTGTCGTATGAGTTGAAGAAGAACGTGACCCGTAAGGACTTGATCCATAACCAGACCGAAGTGGATCAGGCTATCATGAAGCTGTCGGGTGATGAACGCCTGTATCAGTTTACCTTGGGTGTCGACGAAGACCCTCTGGAGATTCTGGAGCGTATTCGGTTCCTGACTGAGGCGTGTGGCGTAAGCTATATCTTCTTCGAACCCATCCAAGACCTTGCGTATTCGCGTCAGGGTGACGAGAGTGTAGAACAGTTCTTGTCCCAGTTGTCGACCAAGCTTGCACGTATCTCCGCTGAGCTTAACGTAGGGATCGTGACCATCGCACATGAGAATGATGATGGGGCTATCCGTGACTGCCGCATGATCGGTAAACGTGCATCTGTCGTCATTAAGCTTGAGCGAGACAAGATGGCCAAGGATGATGAAAGCCGTAACACTACCAAGCTTCTTGTCGTCAAGAATAGACCGACAGGTTCCACAGGCTACGCAGGGCAATTGTTCTTCGATAGCGAAACGTTCACCCTCTCAGAGAAGTTTATGTAACATGCAGGTTTTACCTACGGTATGCGCTATCCTCTACTTCCTCGGTGCCTTCCTCTACTACCTGCACCAGCTAACCATCCTTTACTTCAAGGAGACTGATAACGTAAGTGAGGCTAAGGTTCTGACTAACGCTGTGATCTGGCCTTGGCGTGTCGTAGAGATCATGGTAATGTATGTCTTCGAGATGAACAGAAAGGATGATGAAGACGATGAGTGACACATGCCCACCCTGCACAGGTGACTGCAACCAAGGGCGTGACTGCCCAGCGAGGAGGGCGAAATGACCTTCCTAGATCGTTTCATCTTCGCCCTCGCTGCGGCCTTTGCCTATGCGGCATATCAGAACGCCAAGGAGGCCCACCGACACACGCACGAACTGGCCTGCCATGTGGGGGCCACTGAACTGTGCGACTACCATGAGGCAGAGAGCCATGACTGACGACGCAGAACTGATCGCACGGCTGCGCCTCTACGGAAGCAAGTTTCACCATGAGTTCGGCCACAACGACGCCGCCGACCGCATTGAGCAACTTGTTGCGACCAACGAAGCCCTGATTGCAGAGAACGCAAAACTGCATGACCACATTGAGGGCGCGGCTAAGGGCATCCACAAGATCATGGTGGGGTATGAAGCCAAGCTGGAGAAGGCTACCGAATTGGCAGAACTTATTCGTAGGTATGCTGGTCTAGGGATGAACCCCAGCACAGACCTTCAGCACATGGCAAGTGATCTATTGGAAATCCTGAAAGGAGACACCCCATGAGTGAAGAAGAACCCTTCCAAGTTGTCGTCACTGACGTTAAGGAACACGAGGATGGTGCAGCTACCTACTCATTCGCTATGGACGACAAAGCTCAGGTAGAGATAGCGAATATCGGCCTAGAGTTTATGCTCTACTGCGCCTCTTACGGACTAGACCTGCAGTATGTGTTAGAGAACCTTGATCTTATCGCAGAGCATCAGAAGAAGCAGGAAGAAAAGTGAAGGTTAAGACAGTATTGACACACCATGCACTACCGTGGTCTACATGCAAGCCTGTGGTCGTCAAGGTGACGTTACCTAGAGAGCCGTGGTCTAAGGAGAAGGACGATGAATAACTTCCTGACTTGGTGGGAGCGAAGGGGTTGGTGGTTCGCACGTAAGCACAACCTGAGTGAAGAAGTCGTAAAGGAGATATGGGATGAAGTGTGTCGCCATGGATATCGAGACTGACGGGCTGGACCCTACGCGCATCTGGGTGATCTGTTCGAAGGACTTGGACACTGGCGAGACTATCCAGTTCCTTAACCCATCTCATGTCGTCGAAGAGAAGGAACGCTTCCGTGAGTATTGCAAAGATGTTGTGGATAGTGGGGGAAGGTTTGTATTTCATAACGGTCTTGGCTTTGACGTTCCTGTTCTACACAGCCTCATTAGCCCTGACTGCATACCTTATCTATCTGTTGTCGACACCCTCATTGTGTCCCGTATGATCGACTACGACATCAAGGACGGACACAGCTTGAAGGCTTGGGGTATCCGCCTCGGTCTCCACAAGGGCGAACACAAGGATTGGTCTAAACTCTCGCAAGAAATGATCGACTACTGCCACCAAGACGTTCTGGTTACTTGCGCTTTGTTTGAACGCTTCCGTAAGGTGATCTTCGACAAGGACATGGCTATGGGTCTACGTTGTGAGCACGACATCCAAATCCTCTGCGAAGAAATGACGACCAATGGGTTCAAGTTTGACAAGGAGAAGGCTGAGGAGTATCTGGCTGAGATCACTGAGCGTATGAACGAACTTGAGGCTGGCTTCCAGAGGGACTTCCCCGCTAAGCTTCAAGAGGTACACAGGGTCAAGTTCAGGGTCAAAGAGGATGGGTCGGAGTACGTTACGGTCACCAGATCGAAAGAGAAGTACCCTGTCACTCACGTCGATGGTGAAGACCTTATCTGCATGGATTGGGTAGCCTTCGATCCTGCGTCACCCCGCCAGCGTATCGACAGATTGTGGGAAGCGGGATGGACCCCAGTAGAGAAGACTAAAGGACACATAGAGTATGACCGTGAGCAAAGGAACAAGAACCGTGGCAACTGGAAAGGACGCAGATGATCGTGGAGAGAAGTTTGCTCGTTACGGGTGGACCTGCTCCGAACTGAATTTGTCGTCCCTCCCAGAGGATGCACCTGATGGCGCTAGGAACCTATCGGAGTGGCTCACCCTTGAGGGTCGTAGGTCAAGTCTTGTCGAATGGCTGGGCCACGTGAAGGAAGACGGACGCATTCACGGTAGGTTCACCCACATTGGGGCATGGACGGGTCGTATGGCTCACTCGGCACCTAACCAAGCTAACATCCCTGCAGCCTTCCACGGCACCGCTAAGAGTGCTGTCGACAAGGTGAAGGAGAAGTATGACGGGAAGATGCGTGGTCTGTGGGGTGTTGAGGCGGGTAACTGGCTCGTAGGCACTGACGCCGAGGGTATCCAGCTACGCATCCTTGCCCACCTGATGAAGTCTGAGGAGTACATTCACGCTATCGTCAGTGGACGTAAGGAAGATGAAACAGACATCCATAACCTGAACAAGCGGGCTTTGGGTATGTCGCATGTGACTAGGGATATGGCCAAGACCTTTATCTACGCCTTCCTCCTCGGGGCAGGTAACGACAAGATAGGTCAGATTCTCAAGGTCAGTGCTAAGGAAGCGGGTCAGGCTGTCGAAAACTTCATGGAGAGTATCAACGGTCTGGGTCGTCTAAAGAAGCAAGTGATCCCTCACATCGCAGAGATGGGTTGGTTCAAGGGCTTGGACGGACGCAAGGTCAAGGTTCCTAACGAACACAAGACACTTGCAGGGTTGCTACAGAATGGTGAGGCTGTCGTCATGAAACATGCGGCGCTTAGATGGACAAACTCCGCAAGAGAAGCAGGGATTAAGTTCAAGCTAGTCACGTGGCCACATGATGAATGGCAGACGGAAGTGTACGGAGACAAAGAGCAGGCAGAGTTACTGGGTTCCATCCAACGTCAGTCCATTGTTGACACCGGGGTAAAACTCAGTATACTATGCCCTCTCGCAGGATCGACTGATATCGGTCGTAATTGGTTTGACACCCACTAAAGGAGACGACAAATGGGTAAGACGAAATACGGTACCTTCGAAGGTGAAATCTACTGGGCGCGTGTGTTCCCCGGTAACATGGACGACAGTGAATACCATGAGAAGACTGAGGGTCAATACAACTGCATGTTCGTCCCGAAAGACGACGAAGAGTTGAAGAAGATGCTTAAGCTTGGCTTCCCTGAGAAGTCTATGGGTAACCCTATGATCCGTGAGATTGAGGCTGCTGATGGTCGTAAGGGCATGAAGCTCAAGCGCCCTAACAAGCACCCTAAGATCGAAGACTTCGGTGGTGCTCCTGTGGTAACCCACGGCAAGACCGACAAGGCTTGGGATATGGACGTTGACGGTGAGCTTGGGAATGGCACTAAGGTTGCCGTTCAGATCAGCATCTATGGCGAAGGTTCCACTGCCTCTGTGCGCCTTGAGAAGGTAGGTGTGCTTGAGTTGGTGCAGTTTGAAGCCTCTGGCGCTATCGGCTGGTAAGATACTAAGGGGGAGCGAAAGTTCCCCCTCCACCAAGGAGAACGTAATGGCTATCACGGCTACGTATATCGGCCACATGGGAAGTGATCTGTCTGTCGTCAACGCAGCACGGGTTAGCTTCGGTAAGAAATCCCACTGTGAAGAAACACGTTGGGTTGATATGGGTGATTGGTGCGGGGATATGCCTGTTGTAAATGACAAAGACAGCAAGCTGATCCACTACCTCGCTACCCACGGACACTACTCACCCTTCGGCCACTGCTTCGCATCCTTCCACATCAAAGCACCCATCTTCGTAGCACGACAGTTGGTGAAGCATGAGTACCTGCGTATGAATGAGATTAGTCGTCGTTACGTCGATAGTGAACCTGAGTTCTATGTACCTGATGTGTGGCGTGGTCGTAGTAAGTCCAAGAAGCAAGGTTCTGATGGTGTCGTTGAAGACATTCAGACGGATGCCCTACCACAGTGGCACGATGATGCTCTACACTACTACTCTATGCTGCTTGAGTCTGGTGTAGCCCCTGAAATGGCCCGTATGGTCCTGCCTCAGTCTATGTACACCGAGTGGTACTGGTCAGGTTCGATGGATGCCTTCGCTAATATGTGCAACCTACGTCTCAAGGAAGATACCCAGTACGAGACACGTCTGGTAGCACAACAGATCGACAAAGTAATGAGAGACCTATACCCCGTAAGCTGGTCAGCCCTAGTTGGAGAAACGACAAAATGAACAAAGATGCCTACGACCTATTCGACGAATTTCTCCTGAGTGATTTTGTCGACAACCTAGTCACCTACCGTATCCGTGAGACTATCCTTGGGCTTCGCCTCTCTATTGACGCCCTTGAGTTTCGTAACCGTACGCAGGGTGGACTGCCTAAGGCTCTACGGGAAGACCTTGATGAGCACTGGGAAGACCTAGACAGTATGGTCCGTGCCTACATCTACTTCTCAGGGGACTACGAGATGGAGCATATCCCTGAGTGGACCCATAAGGATATCCCACAGGAAACACCGGGGTGGGATTACTGGAACCAAGGTGACATCAAGTGAGGATTCTGGTTGACGGGGATATCGTAGCGTACAGGGCAGCTTACTCGACCGAAGGTGAGACAGCAGAGACAGCTAAAGAGAAAGCTGACGAACTGATGGACAACATTGCCTTCGACACGACGACAAGAGGGGAAGAGTTGGAGGTGTTCCTCACGGGTAAGGGAAACTTCCGCTACGATCTGTCCCCTAC